CAGCTGGACCCCAGTTGAAATGTCCACAATATGCTCCTGTAGAACTTGATACCGCAGGAATAACATTAGTAGCATCTATTTCTTGAACCAGTACACCTGGCGAAACTTGAAATGCCATTTTAATTATCTCCTATATAGATTTTATTTCGAAATAAAATAAAAAAATATTCTGATGAAACTATTCCACCATTAACAGTATTTATAATTTAGTAAACTTTCGTACTCTCTACAACAGTCCAAACATCTCCACCTTCTACATAAATATTGGGTTCATTGTCTGGTCTTGAAAAAATTCCCGGTGGAACTAAGTCATCTTCAATCATTTGTTGATTTTCATCATACAATAATTTCTTTAATTCTAAATCTGTTAAACTTTCAAAAAATGGTGTTGTTATAAACCACGAAAACATTACCAAATTCATTACTAAATCATCATGGTTTCTACCATCAGCTTCCCATGATTGACCTTTTGAAACAAATGTTATTAATTCATTAATTGTAAATTTGTCTATTATTTGTAATTTATTTTCTTCCATGACTTCTTTAAGTGTCGAACAACCAATCTGTTTAGTTTTCTTAGTCATTGTAACGCCAATTCCTGACGATTTTACAGCCGATTGTGTGAATACATTCTCGTATTCTATATCATAAAAAAGTTGATTACATACAATTTGTCCTTGATCATTATTCTCTATAATGACTAATGCCTCATTATACATCTTAGCATATCTGTGTATTATGTCGGGAAACAACAATGGAGAGATCATGTTGTCTCTATAGATACCTACTTGTTTAAATGGTTTCTCAGTAATATCTATTATTGAGAATGTTGAGTAATCTTGTCCACGACCTTTAGCCGTATCTACAGTCATAACGTAAATATGGTCTTTTATAGGTTCTTCATACAAATATACGTTTTGTGAACACCAAACTGGATCATGTGACTGTAACCCCAATAATGTATTTGCATTGATAAGAGTGTTACCAGTTCCTAAAAAACTATTACCGAATTCTTGTTCGAATTGTAATTCAGAAGTGTTAGCTATAGTCATAGCCTTCCATGCATCATTTCTACCGGGAACATCCCACCAATTAACTTTGTAATCTTTGTATTCGTTTTTTTCTTGTACTGCTCCCTCGTAAAGTTTATGGTACATATTTCCTATACCATTAGCAGTAGATGTAATGATAACTTTAGATTTACCACCAGATGTTACAACAGGATATGTTGATGTATAGAACTGTTCTGCATTTTCTACGAAAGCAAACTCATCAAGATACAATAAGTTTACAGACAACCCACGAATCGAGTTGGCTCCTGTGGCCGATGCTATGATTCTGCTATCATTCTCGAATTCAATAGAGCCTTTATTTAAGACTTTCGTTCCCGGTTGTAAGAAAAACGGAACATGCTCTAACATTGTAGTTATTCTAGCCAACATTTCTCTTGCTGTAGAACCTTTGTTTGCTAAAATAGCTATAGTTTGTTCTGGTTGAAACAAGAGATACCAAACTAAATAAGCACAAGCTGTAATAGATTTTCCTGATTGTCTACACGCAAGTATAACACTAAATCTATTTTCATCAAAATGAGTTATTAATTCTTCTTGATAATTGTAGAGTTTAAAGGGAACTAATCCTTCATCAAGTGATATAATTTTTATATAATTTTGTATAAAATGTATAGGATTTTCCATACATTTCTGGTATTCTAATATCTGTTCTTCTGACCACTCGGCTTGGACACCCGCACGTTTTATTTGGGTATTGCCCAGGTAGCCGTCATTCTTGTGCATGGTTTTTCAATAGTCTTTGTAATTCTGTTGATGACCCAACAAAAAGATTGTTTTGTACCCTATCGGGCATTGTATTGTCTTTATCCAGTTCTTTCATTTTAGCTTGTAAATCAATTAATTTTTCAGCTGTCTCTCCAACAGTTTTGATTAATTGACCAGCAACCTCGTAGACTCTGGGATGTTCCGACTCTTTAGCAATGGCTAGAATGCCCTCTATAGCGTCCTGACCGCGATCTACAAGACCGTAAAACACTTCCCGACTATACTTGTAGTCAGAATTTTGTTCTTCTCCCCTTGGTTCAGAATGAATTAAACTCGGAAGTTTCTTTTCAACTTCTACAATTTCACCATGAATACCCAAAAGCTCGTCTAATTTTTCATCAACTTTATTCATAATAACTATTTATACTTATTTTGGATCGCTAGATTTATCGTCTGAATACGTTACCGTTGGCTGTTCAAAGAAATCTGTTGTTTCATTATATGTAAATGTATCATCTGGTTCTGCATCAGGTGGATTGGGAGTTACAACCTGTTCGACAACTCTACCAGCTGTATCAGTATTTGTAATTTCACCTGAACCTGTTTCTATGTAAGTCCTAGCTTTAACAGTTCTGATAATTTCCGAATCTCTGACTGGCCCATAGATATAATTTTTCATAATAAAATCTAAATCATATCGTAATACTCGTCTAGTTGTGAAATCACCTTCATATTCATCTGTTTGTGATATACTTGTTAAAATAATAGGAATATCTCTTTTTTCATTCATGTCAGGGATCGTACTAATTGTAACTGTATAATTTGGAGTAAAATACGGTAATATTTGTTCTATAATCTGTAATCCATCATCAGTATTTTTTACTAATACACTTAATTGAAATCCAATATTATATGGTGCCGGTGAATATTGATACTGCATTCTTGTAGGATCAGAAGACATTGCCTTTTTATATTGTGTCTTTTTAGTTAATTTTCTAGAAGCATCATAGTCTATAGAAGTCATTTCAAAACCCATTCGTGGTAATGATATGGCCGTTCTGGGATTCGCGTCCAACCCTAGGGCCACTTGCTGTTGTAATCTAGCAATCCATTTTGATCTAGGACCATACGCCAAAGGAACTTTCATAATAGTCCCATTTGCTCTTTTTATACTAATGTCATTAAACAATGTACCAAAAACTGATACACTTCGTTTAATTGTTTCGTGGTAAAAGTGCGGGCCCAGCATTATGTCGCCTCACCGAACGGATTTGATTCGGAAAAATCAATAATTCCGTCAGCTTCTGTTTCTATATCAAGATTAAATGCACCAGCATCAGTAGATATTGTTAAGTCACTAGCTATTGATGTGATATTTCTTCTTGAAGCTAAACTGTCTTCTACAACTATATGATCATATAGTGAAGAATCATTTGCTGTTCCAGATTCAAGTAAGAAAGAATTACCATCATTGTCAGTAATGCTATCTGTTCCTGTAGTTCCATCTGTTATGTAAGATGGAATTATAACTTCTGCTGTACCATCTTCAAAATCAATAAAGTATCCTTCTTGGCCCGTCCCGGCCATTATAATATTATCTCCTTCAGAAGTAACCTCCATTTCTATATATCCGGCTGTGGTATCTGTTACCAAGAAAGAATTGTATGTAGCAGGATCACCTGTATCTGTTGTCTTAATTGACGATACTGTTAATTTGTTTGTATCTTCACTCCAAGATGATACAACACCAGATATAACAATCCCCGGATAAACAAGTTGTGAAATAGCTTCTCCTTGTACAAAATCTCTTATAGTAGGTGTATTTGCTAATGTTAATTCAATACCGGGCGCCTGTGCCAATTCAACATTAGTATCAAGAGCCTCTAGTGAAGTATCAAACTCCTCACCAGAATATTCAAACAAGTCACAACTCATTTTAAAGACAAATAACTTACCTAATTGATAAAATGGGTTTTCATGTTCAACAAATTTAATTTCAAATAGACTTTTTGATAATGGAAAATAAATTAAATCGCCTTCATTAGGTCTTAATCCTGTAGCAAGATTAACATCTAATGAAACAAATCGTTCCCAAGTTCTTCGTGAAATAGTAAAAGTTGCAGAGTCTCTTACTTCTACACCAAACTTAGAATATAAATCTCCTTCACCTTCGAATCCATCAACTCCGTCAAGATACATTTCAACTTCATATGCATCGTCAAAACTAGAATTGGCTGCTTCTCCAAGTATTGTATCTTCATTTACTATAGTTCTAGGTAAGTAATAACAGTTATGACCATACATGCGTAGAGATTCAACAACCAAATCTTCCATAAGATTTTGTTCTGACTTTACTGCTTGGTTAAAAAATACGCTTGTTGCCATTATCCTTTATCCTATCATATCCATCACAGGCAATTCATATCCTAGTCTGACTTCTTCTTCTAGTTTTGTGATTTCTTCTTTTGCATCATCAACTAATTGTCTTCCATTAAGAGTAACACCACCGGGCATTTGAATCCCATCAAATTTAATTAGATTTTGACCCCATTGTAATTTCAATTTAGCCGTAGCGTATTTCTTCAACCACACATCGTTATAGATATCAGTAAAAGTTGTTGGGTCTTGTTTACGATGACATTCAATAAGTAAATACTCACCAGCAGCTACGTTGTTTGTCCAATCCATATCAACATATAACCGATTGCCGTGTTTACTATGACGCATAAACGGAGAACCCACAAGTATATCATCTAACATTCCTAAATGTTGTTGTACCATTTCATAGTACAAAATAGAAGTAGATGTTAGATCATATAAATCATTTAACCGTAATTGATACCGTAAATCAAACATATTGTTTGTTGATTTATCTGTAAAGTTAAACACTTTAACAACTGACATGACAGCTTCAGGCAACTCAATATAATTGTTTCCCTCTAACCAAGTTGTCGCTCCGCTATCAGAGCCACCACTAGACGAACTAACTACATTTGCATTAGTATTCTGATTGTCTATTTCAGCTTGAGTAACTATATGTTTTAAATAAGTTCTTATAGTACCATCATAATGGAATTCTGAGAAATACTGTAATGCATCATCCAAGACATCATCCGCTTGATCGTCATCAACATTGATTTCAACCACCGGATATCCTAACTGACGTTTACAGTATGATAATAGTGTTGCTTTTGTATTAGGTATAGCCATGTAAAAAATTCCTCGTTACTACTATTTATGTTAGAAAGAAGTTTAGAGTCTGAAATCTTTAGTGGCGGCTTCTTGCATTCTGTCTAATTTCTCTGATAATTTCTGAATAGCATTCAAAATACGAGTTAAATCTTGTTCCAATTCTCGCTTAGAGACATACTCTCTGGCGATTTCTTCTCTTGTTTTATTTAATAGTATATCTTGTCTTCGCATCTCATCATGCGTAGTACGAACCCACCACGCCAATGGCATAACAACTAATGTTAATATTATGTTC